AGTGACTCAAGCACCTGTGATTGTAGTTTTGGGTGGAGAGAGTTACGAAATAAAACCATTGGTGATAAAACTTTCAAGGGAATGGAGAAGGGAATTTGTGAAGCTGGTACAGGATATTCCTGCCTTAGCCAATGGTGATATTGAGAATACTGAGCAATTCGGTGACATTATGACCAAGCTGATGGTCGAGTTGCCGGACAGGACAGCGAAACTGGTTGCCCAGTATTGCCAGATTGAGTTCACTAAATTTGAGGAAATGGCCACTGATGCTGAAATCGAAGTTGCCTTTCAGGAGGTGGTCAAGTTGGCCTTCCCTTTAGTGACGAGTCTAACGGGAGCCGTACAAATGGCCCGGATGATGTAGTAAGCACAGGGGAAGCATTCGAGTTCTTTCTGCATGAATGGGGCCTTTCACCTGACTACATAATCAACAATTGGACAGACGAACTGCTGGCCTTGATGATTAAGAACATGGTGAAGCGGTACGAAAGAATGAACACTAAGGCAAAAAAAGGCCAACTCAAAGAGGGTACCACAGTTGTAAGCGATGAACAGTTCTTTGCACTTATGAAGTCCAGAGGGTACAACGTAAAGTGGGAGAAGAAGAACAATGGCGATTAAAGCTGGCGATATCTTTGTTGTAATGGGGCTTGACTCAAAAGACTTTGAGAAAGGCATGGGCAACCTCGGCAAGCAAATGACGGCTGCTGGCAAACAACTCAGCCTGAAGGTTACTGCTCCCCTTACAGCGTTGGCCGGACTTTCCATCAAAACTGCTGCTACCTACTCCAAATCTATGGCCAAGGTAAAAGCTGTCACAGGGGCTACAGCAGGTGAGTTTGAGCAGTTGAATGCCTTGGCCCAGCAGCTAGGCAAAACCACACAGTTCACAGCTTCGGAAGTTGCGAGTGCGATGTCATTTATGGGTATGGCTGGAATGGATGTAAATACCATTATGGCCTCCCTTGAGGATACTCTTAACCTTGCTGCTGCCGGAGCCTTGGATATGGGCACTGCTGCTGACATTGTGACCAATATCATGGCTGGTTTTGGTTTGGAGTCTGACCAAATTGGAAGGGCTGTAGATACTCTTACCAAAGTGTTCACATCGAGTAATGTAAGTTTGGAACAGCTTGGGGAATCCATGAAATATGGTGCCCCAGTTGCCCGTACATTTGGCATGAGTTTAGAAGAAACCACTGCCATCATGGGAATGTTTGGTAATGCAGGTATTCAGGGCAGTATGGCAGGCACAAGGTTACAGCAGGCTATTCTACAGTTGAGTAAAAAGGCTGAAGACCTTGGGCTTAATATCCATGATGCAAACGGTGAAATGCTTCCAATGGTGGGAATCCTCGAACAAATTGAAGCAAGCGGAATACCTACCACTGAACTAATCAAAGAACTGGGAGCAAGAGCAGGTCCGGGCCTTGCGATACTTCTTCAAAATGGTTCCACAGCACTACGGGAATACACGAATGAGATATATGCAGCCGGAGGGATAACAAAGCAGGTAGCTGAAACCCAGATGGAAGGGTTGCATGGCACTTTGATTATACTCAAAAGTGCTTTCGAGTCTTTACAGTTGGCGATAGCCGATGAATTGGTTCCTGTATTTGTTCCACTTGTTGAATGGCTCACAAAGGTGTTCCGATGGTTCTCAGGTCTTCCGGGGCCTGTTAAAAAGACTGCTGTTATTATCGGCATGCTCGCAGCAGCCCTTGGCCCTATGCTCATACTGATACCTATGCTGGTAAATGGTTTGATGGCTTTCTTGGCTATTCTGCCAATATTGCAAGCTGCGATAATGCAGTTTGGGGCATCAATCACCATGACCACAGGTATTGTAGGTTTGCTTTCAGTGGCTATTATGGCCCTTGTAATGGCTTACGATAAATGGGGACATAGCACAAAAGAGCAGGCCAAATTCACAGGCTTTGCCACAAAGAACACTGATGCGTACATTGAATCTCTCGAAAAGCTGAAGAAGGCTACTGAAGATGCCGATGAAGAAGTTAAGGCTATAATCTTTGACGAGAGAACATTGAACAATATGAGGGACCAAACTATACGCCTACTTGCGAACGAGGAAGAAGGTACCAAGGATTACAATTTGGCATTGGCCAGACTGAAGGATATTGAAAATGAATTGGCCACTGTTCAAAAAGACAGGCAGTATGTTCAAGAGGCACAGAGATCCATTGACGAGGAAGCAATTGCTCAAGCTGATGCTCTTGCTTCTGCTATTGAAAAGCAGAACATGGAAATAGCTACAAACAAAGAGATGCTTGATTTGGCCAATGAAAGCCTGAGAGATTCCGAGGAAGCATACCAAGTAGCAGCCGAAAATGTAAATGTTCTGAAAGGGCAGATTTCGGCATTTGATGAAACCATAGGCTCTTTGCGAGAGCAAATTGATGCAGCCAACCGGGAACTGGATGAATTGACCAGCCCAAGGCTCGAAGGTATGCAGCAGTTTGAAGACCAGCTTTTTGGCATCAGCCAAGCAATGAAGCAAATAGAACTGGATGAATTGAAAGGTGTCCAAACTACAACCGAAAGCCTCAGAAATATACTTGGGGATATACCTGAAGATAAACTGCAAAAGATACTTTCCACTGGGGACACAGAGGACATATCCAAAGCGTTGAGCGATTACCGGAAGGAACTTGAACTTACAAGGGACTTGTCGTTTGAACCTTTACAGAGAAGTGCCAAAGAAGCTGTGGAGGATATTAAGGGACTCAACGATGAAATTGCCAGCGAGACTGTCATGCAAAGGATTGAGCAGTTAGGGAAGCAGCTTTCTGAGGATAGCCAAATGGTAGCTGATTTAGAAACTGGTAAGGTAGCTATTCAAACCAAACTGAAGGAAGCTGAGGCTGCTTTGGAATGGGAGGAATCTATTGTCAAACTCAAGAAGGACTTGATTGATAATATCACCACAGCAGCAGAAGAATCGGATAAGAAGCTGGCATGGCTCAAAGCGAATGCTGAAGGTTACGCTTCCGATATGGCCACTGCTGCTCAAAATGCTGCTTATCAATGGCAGAATCTACTATCACTGGCTGGTCAAGGCACTGGTAACACTACACCTAATCCAGTTGTAGGCCCAATCAAACCATTCGCAAATGGAGGGTTGATACCGGAGCCTACTGCAATGCTTGGTTTGAGAAGCAAGCGGATGTATGGAATTGCTGGAGAACGTGGTACCGAAAGGATTGTTCCCGGTGCTGGCAGTGGAGGCGGAGGCACCATTGTAGTAGATAATTTGGTTTTGAATGTTGAAGGTGAAGGGCTTATGGATGGCCTGATGGAAAGGGCTGTCGGCAAAATACGTGACACGCAGGGGCTTGATTTCTAATGGCACTCGTAGAAATTGGTGGCACCACACATCTTGTTTATCGTGACTCTCTGAATATGACAGAGAGGGTTGGAGAGCGTAGTTCGGCAAGCTGTAGGATTCACGATAGGGATTCTGCATATAGCTTCCAAAGAGGACAATCGGTTGTTATCTACGATGATGATGGTGTAAAGATATTTGGTGGAGTTGTAAGCGGTAAGCCAACAATGAAGCGAGTTTCCCCTGCTAGTGGGCTGATGCACAAATTAAGATTTTCTGACTGGCATTATTTGGCAGATAAGAGAAATGCAGCAAGGTCATATACTGACAAAACTACAGGATACATGGTAAGTGACTTGGTAACTGAATACCTTGCTGCTGAAGGTGTAACTGAAGGTGATGTTCAGGCAGGCCCAACCATACCAAACCTTTCGATTAAATATATCAAAGTCAGTGAGGCCCTTGATAAGATAGCTGAACTTGCTGGGTTCATTTGGTATATTGACAAAGATAAACAACTTTTCTTCATTGATCGCACCACGTATGCAGCACCTTGGGTAGTTGACCCTAGCATTGCCAGTAATCTCATATTGAGGGGTTCTACTTCGTTAGGCCAAGGCTCGGAGAAATACCGTAACACTCAAATTATTAGAGGCACCACAGCCGAAACAAATATTCCAGTTGACGAACCCGAAGTACAGTTGGGCGATGGCGAGAAGATGGCCTTTGCTGTTCGGTATGCAGTGTCACAAGTGCCCACAATCAGAATAGACACAGGGGGAGGATGGACAGCACAGACCGTTGGAATCAAAGGTATTGATACTGGGAAAGATTGGTATTGGTCTAAAGGTGACAAAATCATTGCCCAAGAGGAAGGGGATACCCCATTGGGGAATACTGATAAAATTGAGATTGCTTACGTTGGAATGTATGAAGTGGTAATCAAAGCACAGGATGATGATTTGATTGCTGACCAGTTGGCCATAGAAGGGGCCGGAACTGGTATAAATGAAGCTGTTGAAGATAGGCCAGATGTTGACGATCAGGACACCGGAATTGATGTAGCCCTTGCTTTGATTGCTGAGTATGGTGCCAATGCAAAGCTATACAAATTCAAAACACGGAGGACAGGTTTACAAGCCGGGATGCTGGTACCAGTCAATGATAGTAGGTACGGTCTTTCAAATGAGGAAATGCTGATAGAGTCAGTTTCCTATAGCCGAAATGCAGGGAAATATGAGTTCAGTGTCACTGCTGTTATGGGGCCTGTTTCCGGCAGTTGGGAAAGGTTCTTCAGAAAACTGGCAGAAATTGGTCAGACAAATGTTACTGACGTTGACATAGGGACAGGCACACTTATCATACTGAAGCAGCTATCCCAGATATGGGAGTTGACGAACAGTATCACTTTCACAACTTACTCATGCGATGTGCCTGCAAATGACCTATATCCTTCAAATACTAGGTATCCATGCTAGGAGGGTAAAATGCCAAGTGGAACTATAACAAACGATGCTCTTAACCTTATCAGGGATTTGATGAAGGGTGACGAAACTGACGGTGAAATTAAGATAATCGCAGTGGGCGATGATGATGGCACAATATTACCGTTAGCGGTCACCAATTCACAATTAGGGAACGAAACCTTCCGTAAGGCTATAACCAGCCACACAGCCGGAGGAAATGGTGTGGTGGAAACTATGGGGATTCTGGCGAGTGATGAATCTATTGGCACTATCAAAGAGTGGGGATTCTTTGGAGGTTCAGCAGCGGTAGCCGGAACCCCTGACTCCGGGGTACTTATGTACAGGTTACTTTCAACACATGTAAAAACAGCTTTGGAATCAATTCAGGTAGAT